AAAATACACCCTATATAGGAGATGAAAAAAATATGATTTTTTATTCCGTTCACGTATAGGGTAACTTTTTGTGGGTAACGGGGTAACAACTATATTTATAAGTACTGTTTATGTTGATATATCAACAGAAAGTGGTGTTACCCATTTGTTACCCATTTTGCTTTTTTGTTACCCAATTAGCCCTTTTGTTACCCATTCGATACGATTTTATCCGACAATGTTTTAACCTGTGTTGGATAAATCGTCACTGACAGGTTAAATTTACCTGTGCAACCATTCAGAAGAAGGAAAAATCACAATATCGTGCCCTGAGATGCACAAAGGAGAAAAAACATAATGAGCGAAACCAAACAAGCCGACAAAGCAAGCAGGGCCACAAAGACTGCCGGTGCAGAATCCTTAGACCTTCAGGAAGTCGGCGAACAGATTGCCAAGCGCGGAAGGGGAAGACCAAAGGGAACAGGCGGAAACGTCCGTGAGGATCGCATGGTGGTGACCGAGCCTGGAGACAACCAACGATATATGGCAAACGCAATGGAAATATACCTGCTCCCCAAAATTGACCTTGAAGACCCTGTTCAGGTCGAAGAAAGGGTAAGGCAATACTTCACAATTGTAGCCAAAAACGATATGAAACCATCCGTTGAGGGCCTCGCCCTTGCGCTGGGAGTCGGTCGGCAACGGGTTTGGGAGATGCGCACAAAGGAGAGTAAAGGCCGTGAGGTTGCGGACATTATAAAAAAAGCGACCAATTTTATCAATAATCTGATGGCTGATTATATGCAAAACGGCAAAATCAATCCCGTCTCCGGCATCTTCCTGATGAAGAACAATTTCGGCTACACTGACAAGCAAGAAGTCATCGTAACGCCACAAAGCCCCCTTGGCGACTCCCCTGACCGGAAAGCCCTCGAGGATCGCTACGTGGACGCCGTGGTCGATGTGGATCCCGCCGACTCTGATTAAAAAATCGCACAAAGGCCCACAAAGGCATTTGGGAGCTTTCCGAGGCGGGAAGCCCCTCGCAATGGTAAAATATGGTAAAACCGATACGAACTGCACAGATGCGACCCGCTCCGGCTTCGGCTGGGGCGGGCCGTCTCTATCCTTTTATATATATTATAATACTTTATAATACTTTTCGCACGTGCGCACGATATCGAAACGAAACGAACAAATATAGCTTTATTCTTTCCATTTTTGCCCCGTAAATCGGTTTTGCTTGCTTTATGGTAAAACTATACTAAAAATAACAGAACGCAGCAAACGGGCAAAAATAAGCCGTTTTTTGGCATTCCGTCTTTTTCGGCGCGTTCCGTCTTTTTCGGCGCGTTCCGGTGGTCCAGGCGGGCCGTGTTTCCCGCATTCCTTTTCTGAATAGCAAAAAACCCGCCGTTTCCGGCGGGGCTTGCTTTGTGCGGATCATGTCCGCATGAATGAAAACAATCTTTTCTTTTTCGGTTCGGTTCGGTTCGGTCCAGGCGGGGCCGCGTTTATCTGGTTTACCCAAAAATTCACTTTTTCGATTTGTTCCGCGTCACTTATAAACGGAACGCCCCATAGCTCCGGCGTTCTGTTTTTCGGGGATTTATAGAGGCATTGCCCGTATTGGGGCAATTCGACGGCGTCGGGCGTTCCGATTATTTGGCGGGACTCTATCACGCTATCACAACGTAAAGCAATGCGGGCCGGCATATTTGCGGCAAATTCCGCGCTTAAAGTTTTGCGGTTCGGGCATTGCGTACAGCAAACTAAATGAACGTTTGCGGCCCTTCCGATCATAGCTATTCTGCCCAATAGCGGGGCCGCGTTCCGGCTTGTAAAAATGAGATCGCCCAATTCATCTATGATTATATAAACGTGCGCCGCGTCTGATTGTTTCGTGCCGTTTCGGGCCGTTTCTGTACACCTTGCATTAATTAGGTTTAGCATATCTTGCAAGGCCTGGACCGCGGCCGCCGGATCGGTTATATATTGCAGTGTGTGCGGGGCCGGCGCGTATTGGTATAATTCTGTACGTTTTGTATCGATTAATACAAGCTGTTTTTCAAATGGGAATGAATACAAGCTGGCGCAAATTAAACCGTTTAGAAATACAGATTTTCCGCTGCCTGTTGCCCCGGCGATTAAAACGTGCGGGGATTTTAAGAGATCATCATATAAAGCCAAATAGGTTCCGGCGGGCGTGGTTAATTCCATTGTTCACGCCTCCCCGCTTTTCCGCGCGTCCACCTGCGCGGCGGCGTATTCGCGAACCGTTTTATATACGGCTCCATCCATAAAGTAGTATTTGCATTCCGCCGGATTGCTTGCAAGAAAACAAATCTCTTGCAATTCTTCAATGGCATATTCGTAATAGTCCAGGCCGCGCATTTCCCGCAGGGCGTCGTAATAAAACGATTGTGTGAGCCGTTCAAAATCAAACGGGCGGGAACGGATACGATCCGCAGCGGCCCCGGTGGCAAGCGGAAAAAATACGGGCATATGGTTATAACGTACACAATACGCCCGGAATGAATTAGCGATAAAACGCGATTCTTTAATGGTCATGTTCTTAACCTCCTTTTTTTGGTACCGGGCCGCCTATCTGGACGGCCCACGCTCCCGGCCTAAACCCTATTTTACGCCGCCGGGACGGCTTTATTTAATGCTTGTAAAATGCTATTGTTTCCCCGTTTTTAAGCTCCCAACATCCGCAGCCCCTACAAGCGCATTCAAAGCAATTCCCGCCACAGATTTTCCATTCGTCGGGGATCTCGGTATCTTTGAAAATAACCGCCGATTCCGGGAAATTATAGGGGTTTTCCGGTCTCCAGGTTCCCCACGTGGAAAAGATTATTTTGAAGTTTTCGGGGATCGTTCCGCCGTTATCGATATAGGCATTTACTATTTCGTACTGTTTCGTGAATGCAAGAACGGTACAATTCGGAGCGCTTGCAACGGCCCGAACGCACCGAGCGAAATATTCCACGTCGATAAAATCGCCGGAGACGTGCAGCCGGAAAAAGCGGGAGACGGAAAGAAACGCGCTTAGTTGGAGAAAGAAAGAATCCGGGCTGTTTTGGTAGATTAAAAGGTTTTTATCATAGGCGTTCCGGACGGAAGGCCGCAGCCGATACAATTTGTTAGCATAGCAATCCTTTGCGCAAGGCAAGCCGTTTTTTCGGCACGTTACAATAGGGGGAAGTGATACCGACGGGATCGCGCCCATTTTACCGTTGCCATTCGATACACTGATCATGTTTTCGTTATTCATTGTTTTATCCCTTCCGCCGGAGGTCGTCCGGCCCGCGCGGATCGTGCCGCGTCGGGTTTGTTAACACTGTTTCGTGTTTACACGTATACAATAACACTTTTTCGTGTTGATATCAAGAAATATTACAAGCTTGTAACACTTTTTCATGTTATTATACATATTGTGTAAAAAGTGTTGATTATTTGGAATTGTTCCCGCTTGCTTTCCGGCGCGGATCGCAAACCAAAAAAAACGGCCCGCCGGACGCGGGGCCGCTTGCCTGGGGCATACCGAAAACGGACGAACAGAAAAACAGCGCCACGCCACCGGCAGCCCCGCCCCGCCCCGCCTGGAACGCCGCCCGGCGGGGGATACGGCCCGCCGTGCGCGGGCCGGGGAGACCGCAAAAATACCTTGGGGTCTTAAAGGCGTTAATTCGTTAATTCGAGCCGATCCAAAAAAACGGAATCCGAAAAATTCTTCAAAAAACAAAAAGGCGAAAATCGAACGATCAGCACCGAATCGCATCGAATCGCGTCGAGTCGGATTTAAGTTGCGGGAAGGAGACAAAAAAATCAAAAAACTGAAAAAAGGTTGCAAAAACCCATTGACAAGCACATCATTTCGTGTTATCATGTTATCGTGTTAAACACGAAAGGAGAATGACAATGAAAGCATCGGAAATTATTGAAGAGATACTGAAGAGCCTCGGATGGACTCAGACAACGCTTGCAGGTGTTATGGGCTTCCGCTATCAATCCTATATTGGTAACGCCCTGAAGCGCAAAAACGGGATGCGAGTAGATACGTTTGTTAAGATGTTGAATGCGATGGGCTACGATGTGGTTGTGCAAAGCAAGAATCCCAATGCGAACAAGAGCAAGTGGGTCGTAGAGATTGGCGGTGACGAGAAGTGATTTACGGCTATGCAAGAGTTTCCTCAGTAAAGCAGCAGAGGAAGGGCAACAGTCTTGAGGAGCAGTGCAAGTGGCTGACCGATTATGGCTGTTCAGAGATCATTGAAGAGCAATACACGGGAAAGACAACGACGAGGCCGAAGTTTACGGCATTGATTGAGAAACTGCAATCAGGCGATACTTTGGTTGTTACCAAGCTTGACCGCTTCGCAAGGACGACAATTGAGGGGATAGAGACCATACAAGGGCTTGTCGGTCGCGGCGTCCGTGTTTATATCGGAAATATGGGGCTTGTGGAAAACACCCCGAACGGACGGCTTATTCTCACGATCATGCTTGCCTTCGCCGAGTATGAGCGAGAGCAGATTATCGAGCGCACTGAGGCTGGCAAGCAGCTTTTACGAGAACAGGGGCTGCTGAAAGAGGGGCGACCGAAGAAAGACCTTGACGTAGACAAGATCGCCTTGTTTTATGGAGCGCAAAAGACAGGCGAGATGACTGTAGAGCAGATATGCTCAGAGTTGAATATAAGCAAAAGCACTTGGTATAACAGACTCAAAGAGCTTGCAGCATGAGGTGATTTTTTATGGAATGGAGCGATATTATCGAAATGGCAGCGCGTATGACGCTGGCAGAAAAATATAAACTCATACACGCGTCCGAGATGTATCTTTCTTCGTGTTCGCATTTGATTGGCTTGTCGATTGACGGTTTTATAGCCGAAAAAGATTTTTCAACAGACAAGGGGCGCGGAGAGGCGTATGTTTATTTGTGGAAGCATTTAGACGGAGATATATTTTATGTCGGTTCTGGGGTGAAAGGCAGAAACAGGTCAAAAAATCGGTGCGACGGCTTTTTGCAAGAAATCGACAAGGGAGACTCGGTTGTCTATACGATCGTTTCGGGTTTAACGCGCCAGGAGGCTTTTTTATACGAAAAGTATTTGACCTATACTCTGCGGGTCGCGGGTGTTGATCTCATAAACGGAGACAACAAAATGAACCGTGGTGATGTTGATGGGCTTAAAGGCTTCATCAGGGATCATGAGGACGAACTGTCGCAAGAAATTCTTTCTGAGATTGAAAACATCTTGTTGCGAAGGGTTGAGAGCGACCACGATTTCAGCTATAATGTATATCGAATGATTTCAAACTTCAGAGACAAATACGGCACGGATTGGTTTTCAAAGGGAAGATACAATAGGCGCTGGCTTGACGATTGATTCTCCCAACCTTAAACAGAAAATATACCTGTTCGGGCCTATCTTTACTTCCTGACCGTCTCATCTTTACTTCCTCGCCAATGGAACGCACCGAATCAAGGCGAAAAGGTAAGCGCCGACTCGCACCGAATCCCATAAAAACTAAATAACGAATCGCAACAGGGCGATTCACGAAAGCCAACAGGGGCTGTCTCAATTGAGGCGGCTCCTGTTTTTTTTGTTCGCTTTGTTCGTTTTTTGTTCGCTTTGTTTATTTTGTTCGTTTCGCCTTGGCGCGGAGAGGAGCCGTTTCACGCTCTGCTCTTCACTGGATGTTTGAGGCTTGTGGTTCATGAACGGCGTCTGTCGGTTCAGTGAAGGCTGCGTCACCGTTCAGAAGAGAGAGCCATCCTTGGATCCCGACCCGACCGCCCTAATCCGACCTGTTTTATAAAAAAACGCATGAAATGGCACTTTTCTGCATTTGCCGTCGTTATTGCGGCAATAAAGTTCAAATCAAACAATATTGTTGCGTCAAAACCGCGATTTCGTGCAAAAATGCGGAAGATAATGTTCAAATTAAGCATTATTAAGCATTATTTCCTCGATAAATGTGTAATTATCGCACTTTTCTGCATGGAAAAATGTGTAATTAATCCCACAATACCGCACCGAATCTAAGCGAATCGAAGCAAATCAAAGTGAATCATTGCGAACTGACCTGCATTGTCACCCAACTTTTCAATGGGTTCACCTCGTTATCATTCCACTATAATTCCACTATAATTTCGCTATTTTTACACTATTTGCCAGTTTTGCACTATTTGCCAGCCGCCCCGAACCTGCTCCCCTCGGCGCGATCATGCTCGGACTCCCCGACCGGCTCTTTCCTGAATGTTTTGTCAGCCATCCGTCGCCCACTCAACCAACAATAAGGAGGAACAACCCCAAATGAATAAACTCGATTTAACAAATTACGATTCGGCAAATTCGGTATCATTAGAACCGCTTGCCCGAAAAATTCTCGAAAAAATAAAAAGGCTCCCATCGGAGCCGACCGCCTACGAAGACCTCTTTGCGTATTGTAGGCAGCTTGAAGAAACGGATAAAGCCCTCTCCCATCAAATCAATGCGGGTCTGCGCGATCTCGTTGCACGGAGGCTTGCGGCGCGCATCAATACGGAACGATTCTATGAATTGTGGAAGAAGACGCTATTGTTTGACGCGCCGTTGGATCTCGATAGCTACCTTATCTACCTTGAGTTGATGCGAGAGCCTGAGAAGCGGTTTTATATGCCGAGGAGGAAGGTTTTGAAGCAGGTCGTGGATGCTCTTCAAGACTTGGCAGACGATAAACTTGACGAGCTTTTTCTATCCACCCCACCGAGAA